GCGTGCTGCTGCCGCACCTGCGGACCCCCGGTGGTATCCCCCGCCGGCCCCGGCCCCCGGCGACAGCGAAGCGGGGCCCCAGAAACGGTGCGAACACTCCAAAAACCTTGTTTATCAATGGTTTAGGCAAAGCCAGACTTGTATCCAATAGCACAAAATGGCTTGTTCGAAAATTAGAACGACTTCCAGAATTATGCTGAACGGCAGATAAATATAACAATATTAGCAGGTTTAGCCCGGAAGTGTAAAGTTTCCTTGACAGCTGCTGGATTGTTCGTATACTCAAAACCAAATGGTTGAATTGAACGATCTATTAACAAACATGGTGGAGCAGGCAGAAAAGGCGAGGCAAGAGGCCGAGCATCCTGCCAATAAGCGTGTCTATAAGAAAGAGGGCCAGCGCGGTTCGGTCATGGCTGATGTGCCCTTAACGAGGGAAGCCATTCCCTCACTGCTTACCAGAGCCAAGCTGTCTCCTGCCACCCGTGCAGCTGAGGAAAGGAGGCTGAAGGAGATAGAGGACAGGAAGAAGAAAAGGAATACCAAGAAGTCCAGAGGTATCCGCCACTGGAAGAAGAAGGCAGCTAACAGGAAGAAGAGGCTCAGGAAGATATATGAAGCCAATGCTGGCTTTGGAGCCATCTTGAGGAGTAGGGGTTATAAGAAGATAGACCCTGTATTGTGGGACAGGTACATAGGAGAGTGTTTCAGGGAATACAGTCCGGAGTACTTGACGATCAAGAAGATCAAGCGCTACCCCGGCAAAGGGGATAGTGCTTACTATGGAACCAGGAAGTACCCATTGACGGTATATTCTTATAACGTAGAACACTCGCTGTTAGGACGAGTGTATGACGGGAGGCAGCAGATGGCTGCTGATATGAAGGCAGGGGTTGTTACAGAAGAACAGCTTATTGTAGACATAGAAAAGCCGGCTGGTTAGGCCGGCTTGTTTAAAACTGGTTTTGATGTTACCCCGAGGACACAGTTAGACAGCCCGAGTCCTCCGCTATTAGCGGCGACCCAGCTGTAAACTGCCTCGGTGTTACCCCTGAGGTGCCTACTTGCCCTAGACTATACATAAGCTTCCTGCCCCGCTAGTACACGCAGTGACATTCCACTCCCGGCTCTTGGCTCTAGGCTAGCCCACCGCACCCACTATGCCCGGTTCCTCTAGTGTGGGATGCCAGCATTGCTGGCCTCTCTTATCGCTACAGTCTTTACCCGCCAATAAGAAAGGCGGGACTGGTCGTCTTCTATTACTAGCCTGCCTTTCCAGCTCAGGCGGTAATAGCAAGATATATCTACTTAGGTCCTAGCCTGTATGTCTCCACGACGCTCTTTGAGCGAAGGCCGTTATAAGACGGCCAGCTTGCTTCAAGGTTCAAGTAGCTTTAGTACCCTCTGGACCGTAGCCTCTGGAGCTTTATCTGCATACTGTTATAAGAACCCATCAGCTGTGCTAATTCAAGATCACACAGTCTTTGGACGGGACGTAGAATCCCGCACACGTATGATACGGATAGAGGGTAGGTTTGTCAAGAGGGGGAGGGGGTTGACAAGAGAGGGCGTGGTCCGTATAATGCGCAGCTGTTGGTTCTAAGAACCAAAAAGATTTAGGGGCTTCCCACTCAACGGGCAGCGGGCACTATTCTGATTGCCGCTGTGTCGGGTGCAACGCCTGACAGCCCCTTCTTATTACACGTTAGTAGCTTAATGGCAAAGCGACAGTCTCCAAAACTGTTAGATGTACGTTCGAGTCGTACCTAGCGTCCCAGATTTGTTGTGATGTAGAATACGGTTACTTCTCTTCGAAAGAGGCCAGCACGTTCGACTCGTGCGTGGGGCGGCCCCCAGCTACCATTTCCGTAGTCGCTTGTTCCCAACAATGTTTTATTAGCTTTCCTAAAGTGGTGTAGACGACAGATACTTCTATCATTGGTTGATAACAAAAATCTCTGTCATCGCTTGTTCCCTATTAGGATTTTACAATGAAGGTTAACACAAAAGCTCAGCTCAGCCAGAAGGCTGCCGCAGGAAACGATGTTCAGCAGCTTCGCCGTGCCGTGATGGCAAACCTCCTATGGGAGGACCAGTTCTATGAGAACGGCAAGAGTATTGCTGACAGGATTGTAGAGCTGTCTGCGAAGGTGAGCCCTGAGCAGCTGGCCGAAATAGCGGTTGAGGCTCGTAATAAGCACAACCTGCGCCATGTTCCCCTACTGCTGGCGACACAGCTGGCAAAGCATGGAGCCGGTAAGCCGGGGCTTGTGGCTGGCACAATCGAGAAGATTGTCCAGCGAGCCGATGAGTTGGCAGAGCTGGTGGCGCTTTATTGGAAGAACGGAAAGAAGCCCCTTTCTTCTCAGATGAAGAAGGGTCTAGCCAAGGCTTTCACGAAGTTCAACGCCTACTCTCTGGCGAAGTACAACCGAAACAGCGCAGTGAAGCTGCGTGACGTTTTGTTTCTTGTGCATCCAAAGGCCAAGGACAAGGAGCAGCAGGAGCTGTTTGACCAGCTGGCAGCTAACACATTGCCTGCTCCTGATACTTGGGAAGTGGCCTTGTCTGCTGGTGCTGACAAGAAGGCAACCTTCGAACGTCTGCTGAAGGAAGGGAAGCTAGGCTATCTAGCCCTGCTTCGCAACCTTCGCAATATGTCTCAGGCTGGTGTGGACCGTGGATTGGTGAAGGCTGCCCTCCTAGCCCGTAAGGGCGCAGAGAAGGTGCTGCCATTCCGCTTCACAGCCGCAGCACGACATGCTCCAGAGTTTGAACCAGAGCTGGACAAGGCGCTAATTGCGGGCCTTGCTGAGTTGCCAAGGCTTGAGGGTCGTACTCTTGTGTTGGTGGATAACTCAGGTTCCATGCACTGCCGATTGTCGGGCAAGTCAGATTTGACTCGTATCGACGCGGCTGCTACTCTGGCGTCAATTGTTCCATCTGATGATGTAGAAGTGTGGGCGTTCGCTGATGGCGTCACAAAGGTTCCAGCCCGTAAGGGCATGGCCGGAGTAGACGCGATCAAGCGCACTAAGTCTGGTGGTACGAACCTGTCAGGAACTGTGGAAATGGCGAATGCCGTTGCCAATCAATTTGATAGGCTCATCGTCATCACAGACGAGCAGGACACTACATGGCGTCCTGTGCCTGCACCGAAGTTCGCCAAGTCGTACATGATTAACGTTGCTTCTTACAAGAACGGAGTTGGGTATGACAAGGGGTGGACAAGGATTGACGGCTTCTCAGAGAATGTGCTAAAGTACATTCATGAGATAGAGCAGATGTAACCCCACGGGGAGGCCCTTGACAGCCAAGGGCCTTTCCCTTATAATCTTAACTTTCCGTGGTTAGCTCAGTTTGGTAGAGCGCTCGCTTTGGGAGCGAGTGGCCGAGGGTTCAAATCCTTCACTACGGACCAAATTCAAAGTTTGTGAGCTATTGGTGTTTAACGGTAGCATATCGGTCTTCCAAACCGTATGGTGTCGGTTCGAATCCGACATGGCTCTCATCCTGAAATCAGACACTCAAGGAGTAGTCGATGAAAAAGCAGAACCAGCTAGGAATGAATCCTAGCACAGCAAGTGGTAGGCTTGTAAAAGATTTATTGTTTAAGTTTGTTAAAGAGAAGCACCCTAACTGTTTTAGATGTGGTGGACCTTTAACAAGAGAAACATTCTCCATTGAGCATAAGACCCCGTGGTTGGATTCAGACGATCCTGTAGGGCTGTTCTTCGATTTGGACAATATTGATTTCAGCCACCACAGTTGTAATGTAAAGGCAGCCAGAACTCCTAATAAGAAGTATTATTCTAAAGAGGAGTGGTTGCAAGCTAAAGCTTCTCAAAATAGAGAATGGAGAGCAAAGCAGGACAAAGACGCCAGAATCAAACGTCGTAGGGATCAATATCTTAGAACAGGTAAATGATCCGACATGGCTCTCCAACTACAGCGCGGTGGTGAAACAGAATCATGAGGGCCTCATAAGCCTAAGTTGCCGGTGCGACTCCGGCCTGCGCTACCAACATGCTCCTTAGGCCAACGTAGTGAGGCAGTTGCCTTGTAAGCAACCGTACAGAGTGCAAGTCTTTGAGGGAGCACCAATTATTGCTGTATCGTCTAATGGTAAGGCAGACGCCTGATTAGCGTCCTATCGTGGTTCGAGTCCATGTACAGCAACCAATGAGGTCGGAGCCAAGGAGGCTCCTCGAATAATGGGGTATGGGCTAGGAACCCGGAGAATCCTTGCAAGATTCTGGCCTGCCGAGTGCGATTCTCGGATGCTCCACCAACAACGGTTCGTTAGCTCAGTAGTAGAGCAGGTCCCTTACAAGGATCGGGTCGGCAGTGCAATCCTGTCACGAACTACCATCCATCTCAAACTAACCTAGTGGAAGTGGCTGTCTGAAGAACAGCAAGGCGTGGGGCGGAACCACGGAGATGGACCAAACAAACGGTCTTTTGGTGTATGGGTAACATCCGATCCTGTCTAGATTGGGCACCGAGTTCGAGTCTCGGATAGACCGCCAAACAATGCACTACGACGCTGCTGGTGTGGCGAGGGGTCTTTCAAGCCTTTGAGCAGAGTTCGAATCTCTGGTAGTGTGCCATATTCGCTGGTTGGTTTATAATGCCATCTTACTGGGGGAGAGCCCGACCGTTGGCCCAGCGAACTAAATATTCCGTGGCGTGGCTAGTGTGACGACTCGCCTCTCAAGCGAGTAAGCCGGGAGCAAAACCCGGGCGGAATACCAACTACGGTGTCTTTAGTGTAGTAGAAGCACGCCTCCCTGTGAAGGAGGAAGGACAGGAGCGTACCCTGTACGATACCCCAATAATGGACGGGTAGACAACTAAGGAGATTGGACCGGCTGTAACCCGGTTGCCTTATGGCCCGCTAGGATCGTTACCTAGACCGTCCACCAAATTGGTCTGTAGCTCAAGAGGGTAGAGCTCCCGGCTCTTAACCGGAATGGTGTCGGATCGTGGCCGACCGGACCAACCAATTAGAATCTGATCCAGAGCCATCTCTGGGGTAGGATTCTCCCGGAGAAGGATTACCTTCTCCTTTAGGACCATAGCTCAGAGGCAGAGCAGCTGGCTTTTAACCAGAAGGGCGAGATATCGTAATTCTCTGGTCCTACCAATTAGTATTTGTCGGCTATCTGCAAGTAATGCCGACTACGTGAGGCGATACGACACGCCTACTCAAGGTGGAACGTATTCCACCCGCTGAGCAAACCTCCAGTAAGGCTTGCAGCTTGGACTGGACCCGGATACTGGTCACCGGGACTTATTTGATGCGGCTTAGTATTCTGGGAATGCGTCAGGCTTTGAACCTGAGTCGAGATTGGTTCGATTCCAATAGCCGCTGCCAATTTGATGCCTCTTGTTCTAACAGCAGGATGCAGGACTCTGACTCCTTGCGGTACTGGTGCAAATCCAGTAGAGGCTGCCAAACAATAGAAGGTACGCTGCCGGCGCAGCACACGGTCTTGAAAACCGTCACGCTAGGGGAAACTCTAGGGGGATCGACACCTCTGCCTTCTGCCAATACGTCTCGACAGCTATTCTGGTGAGAGCGACTGCCTGTTAAGCAGTGAAGCTAGGTTCGATTCCTAGACGGGACGCCAAACAATGGAGAGTGAACTGGCTAGGTGCTGGCTCGCTTTGCTAAAGCAGAGGGACCCGAAAGGGTTCGGGGATCGAGACCTCCTCTCTCCGCCAATATGTTCTCTTGGCCGAGTAAACAGGCACGGAGCTGCAACCTCCGGTACGTGGGTGAAATCCTCCACAGAGAACTCCAAACAATGCCCTGCTGGTGGAACAGGCAGACACGCCAGATTTAGGTTCTGGTTCCGAAAGGAGTGGGGGTTCGAAGCCCTCGCAGGGTACCATGTATAGGTAGGTTGGTTAATCGAAAGAAAGATCAGCCGAAGTATAATGGCCGTCTGGTGGAATAGCAGACACGCCGGCTTCAAACCCCGGTGCCTCGTGCGTCTCGGTGCAACTCCGAGGGCGGCTACCAATATGGGGCATTGCACAAAGGGAACCGGAAGACCGAGGAGACTTAAAATCTCCGTGCCTTGTAGGTTCGACTCCTACATGCCCTACCATCTGTGGTTCTGTCAGGATAGCGACAGATTAAATAGGTCACTGCCTACCGACCTTGCCCTTGCAACTGCTCTGTAGTGTAAGGTAGCACGGGTGAGCTTATACCTCACATTGTCGCCCCAGATTAGGGCCCAGTCTAGGTTCAAGTCCTAGCAGAGCGACCAAATACGCCTCGGCCAGTGGAACTGGCGGCGACCCTACGAAGGTTGCTTGTCTGGGTTCAATTCCTTAACGGGGCTCCAAATACCGTGGCTAGCGGAACTAGCGCCGGACCTCCTAAGTCTGGGTGCCAAGGTTCAACTCCTTGACACGGTGCCAAATACCCTGTCCGGTGGACCCGGCATCGGGCCTTCTAAGCCCATTTGCGTGAGTTCGATTCTTACACGGGGTGCCAATTGTTGTACCATGAAGGATTACATTAGTAATCCCTTGTCATTAACTAGAGAGGAGAATTACCTATGGCAAGCACTGACTATTTCGGGTTTAATACGACCCAAGAAAAGACACTACGACGTTTGATGGATTCTGATGATGCTGGTCTTGCGGCGCTCGCTACTAGCGTATCCAACCTAAACGCATGGGCTACAGCGCTGGCTACCCAGCTAAATGCAAACGGCGGAGCTGGTACTGGCTACGACACTGATCCACAAGCTTAATTGAAACAGCCCGGCTTCGAAAGGAGTCGGGCTTTCCTCTGCCTGTAAGGAACATATGGCTAAAACTTATAATGGCAGACCTTGTAAAAATTGCTCTAATACTGTAAAATATACCTCCACTCAAAGTTGTGTTCTTTGTACTCGCCGACATACTAAAAAATGGGTAGAAAATAACAAAGAAAAAGATTTAGAGTATAGAAAACAATGGAATAAGGATCATAGACAACAAGGTAAAGCTTGGCGAGATAGAAATAAAATAAAGCTTAACGCTAGAGCTAGAGAGTTATACAAAGAAAGACCAGAAATAAATAAAGCTAAATTCAAAAAATTAACAGACAGTGGGTATGCGGCAGCTAGTTCTGCTAAAAGGCGAGCCCTTAAATTAGAAGCCACTCCGCCTTGGGTGAATCAAAGAGAGATTCAAGGCTTTTACGAAATGTGCGCTAGAGTATCTAAATGTCTAGGTATTAAGCATCATGTAGATCATATAGAACCTCTTAAAGGAAAAAAGTCTAGAGGTCTTAATGTTCCTTGGAATCTAAGAGTGGTTCCTGCTTACGTTAACTTGTCTAAAGGAAATAGGTTACCAAATGAGCATTCCATATCTGCACTCTAATGAAACCAAGTTGATGCTTCAAGTCGTCAAGGACTTGGACCGCCACGAAGGATATAGGGAGTTTGCTTACCCTGATCCATTATCCGATCTTTATCAGAAGTACCCAAACGAGAAGTGGGGATTCAGACCAGCAGTAGAAATCCTGCGAGAGATTGGTGTAAGCCTTGAAGAAGCCGAAAGACTCGGCTCTCCTTGGACAGTGGGGTATGGCTTCACAGATGGTGTCACTCCTGAAAGCCGAATGAACAAACAAATTGCTGCACGAAAGCTTGAAGAGCTGGTGCTGGCAATCAACTCCGATCTAAAGAACACTCTTTCTTGGTATAAAGAAGCAAGCTTCGTAACCAAGACTATCTTGATTAACATGTACTTCAATCTGGGTAGAGCTGGACTTCTAGGATTCAGGAATACATTACGATACATTTCACAAAAGAATTATAAGCAAGCAGCTGCTAATATGCTGAAGTCCCTGTGGGCTCGACAAGTGGGCCGCCGCGCGCGAGAACTCGCCCGCCGCATGGAGACTCAAACTATTCCCGCCGAACTTCAAGCGCCGGACAGACTATGACAGAATTGAAATACTACAAGTTTACCAATAAGCAGGACAGTCCTTATCTAGACACTATGCTTAGCATGTTCTACCATGCAGCGATGAACGCCCGTATCGGTATCATGGAGGCAAAAGAAAAAGATACAGACAGAGAAGTATTGCTATTGGTAGGAATCGACAAGGACGAGAACGGAGAGATTACAGCTTATCCTCTCGCCCGCTGCCTTCCGGCAGAGGAAGTAAGAGACTACCTACAGCCTGACGGTGAAGGTGGTTATATACAAGAGCCGGTAGATGACTGAAGCAGCTGTAGTTGACACACGTAATTGGTCTGAAAGAGTAATAGACCTATATAAAGAAGGAGGCAGTGACGCCGAGGTCGCTGCTTCTTTGCGTGTGACAATCAAGGCTTTCTACAAGCAAATGGATGACAACCCTGCATTTAAAGAGCTTGTAGAGTTCGGTCGTACCCTATCTCAAGCTTGGTGGGAAAGCCAGTTTAGGCATAACATCAAGAACAAGAATTTCAATTCTACCCTGCTTACATTCTATATGAAGAATAAACACGGGTGGGCTGACAAGGTGGAGCAGTCTTCTACTGTGGATTCGGTCAACGTCAATCTTGATGAGCTGCGTACTCGCGCCATCAAGGAAGTGGAAGCCTTCATCAAAAAGAATACACCAGAACTCACGGATGCTCAGCGTGTGCTGCAACAACTAGGAAAAGTGATAGATGAACAGTGAGTTCAGCAGGGAAGATTTAAATAAGCTGATGGGCTCTATCCCCAATCTTCCGGGCGAACAGAGTAATGGGACTGAGACAGAAGTATCCAAACTACAACGTCTTATCCAAACTCTACAGAACTTGGACAAGGTGTCACAGTCTAGTGGTATCCATAAGTGGTTCGTTCCCGGCACGCCATTCGGTATCGAGAACTGCCCAAAACATAAGGCATTCTTTGATGCAGGCAAAATCTATAACGAGCGAATGTTCATGGCGGGTAACCGTTGCGGTAAGTCGATTGCTGGAGCGTATGAGGCGGCTTGCCATGCTACTGGCGTTTATCCTGATTGGTGGAATGGTCGCACCTTTGATCGTCCTACTACAGGCTGGGCACTGGGCTCTACAGCTCGTGCGACCAGAGACACCGTTCAGAAAGAACTGATCGGTCCTGTAGGTGCTTGGGGGACAGGAATGATTCCCAAGGATTTGATAGGAGATTGGTGGGCGCTGGCCGGTGTACCACAAGGCGTGGACATTATCAAGATCAAGCATGTGCCAACAGGAGGCTGGTCTACCATAGGATTCAAGAACTATGAACAGCCGCTTCAGGCGTTCTATGGTACAGCTATGGATTGGATTTGGCCTGACGAAGAATGCCCTGTTGATATCTACAATGAATTGCTGATTCGTACCATGACAACGAACGGTATCATATTCAACACATTCACACCTCTAAATGGGTTATCTGCACAAGTTGTTCGTTTCGCAGAGAAGGCTGATTACCTTGCCGGTGCTGAGAAGCTAATTGGACTTCCAACGGTGAAGCATGACGACTAAAGCAATTATTCAGGCTGGATGGGACGATGCTCCTTGGCTCACAGAAGAAGCCAAGAAGCAGATGGAAGCCGACACGCCTCCTCACCTGATCGAGGCCCGTCGTCTTGGCCGTCCGGGCATGGGAAGTGGTAACGTATTCCCGATTTCTATTGAAGCTATCTTATGCCCTCCTGTCAAGCTTCCTCATTACTGGCGCAGACTGTACGCGCTGGACGTGGGCTGGAATGTAACGGCCTGCTTGTGGGGGGCCTTGGACCCAGATACCGACATCCTGTATATTACAGATGAGTATTATGGTAAAAAACAACCTCCGGCGGTTAATGCTGCTGCTATCAAAGCCAGAGGAGAATGGATTCCGGGCGTGATCGACCCGGCTTCTCAGGGTCGTAGTCAGATAGATGGAAGACAGCTATATGCTTCTTATTGTCAGCAAGGATTAAAATTGTCTTTGGCTAACAACGCCGTGGAGACTGGTATAAACGATTTGTGGCACAGAATGACAACTGGTCGTTTGAAGGTATTTAACACTCTTCCTCAGTTCGCAAGAGAGTTTATTCTGTATAGAAGGGACCTCAGTGGAAGGATCATTAAGGAAAATGACCACATCATGGATTGCCTTCGTTACTTACAGAACAATATCAACAGAGCAAGATCAAAGGCAGAGCTGGCCGCCGCCCCTGTCTATACTGGTGCAGCGGAATACAGGATTTAATACATGGCTATTACAGAACTAGAAGACGAATACGGCACTGAGGAAATGGACGAAGCCACAGTTCGTCTAAAGGAAATGGAAGAGACCTACGAAAGATTGGCTAATTCCATTACCTGCAAGTTCGAAGAAAGAAAAAAGAATAGGAGAGCCAAAGAACAACAATGGCTGCTTGCTGCTAGCCTGTATTTCGGCAAACTAGGTAACGGTGATCCTATTTACGAACAGGAAACTCCGTTTGAAAAACAACCAGTTTCTAACAGACCAGATGTAAACATCTGCCGTTCGAAGTGTTCTATCGCCATTGCCAACTCTGTATCCATGCAGTTTGGCACATCCAATAAGAACTGGGACCTGATTCCGTCAAAAGCAGACGGCTCTGCTGAAAACCAGCAGGCTTGCGCCTACATGTCCGATGAAATCGAGAAGCAGCTGGATGAGTCCAAGTATCCAATGCACGCTCGACGAGCTATGTGGGACAGAGTGGTACTCGGAACAGGCATTCTCAAGGGACCTATGAGTGTAGGGCGGCTCTTGAGGAGCTATGAGAAACTTCCTGATACGGAAACTTGGGTGCCGTCTGTTTCTGTGGACCATACTCCTAGAGTAGTCCGCGTTAATCCTTGGTTCTTCTACCCGGATGAGCACTGTGATCCTTCTCAGCCTATCCCTGATAGCATAGAAGTGCATCCAATGTCCCCCCTTGAGCTGAAGAAGTACATGGATCATCCCGGCTTTAGGGCGGAAGCTATTAAGGAGGTCTTGAAACAGGGTCCTGAGGAGTACACCTCAGACACTTGGACAAACTTCGCCAGAATGTCTGACTCCAATCCTAATGTTTACAAGGGCAAGTATATGGTCCTTGAATATTATGGACCCATCAAATTGAGTGATCTTGACACACTAGGTGTCCAGCCCACTTACGACTCGATTAACGATGAGTATTATGGAGAAGTGTGGGTATGTGGTAAGCACGTTCTAAGAGTAGAACTTGAACCTATCGAAGCCTCATTCAAGATTCCTTATTATCTGTCTGTTTGGGAAAAGGATGCCTCATCTGTATTCGGATACGGTGTTCCTTTGATGATGGCAGATGCCCAACGTGTTGTCAACGAAACTTGGCACATGATTCTGGACAACAGTTCAATTTCTTCTGGCCCTCAGGCAGCTATGCAAAAGAATCTAGTTGAGCCAGCTAATGGGCAATGGAAATTCGCACCTAAGCAATTGTGGTATCTTCTTGACCCACAAGCTAGAGTTGAAGATGCTATTCAGTTCTTCAATGTGCCTAACGTAACTGGCCAGCTTGTGCCTATTATGCAGCTAGCGCAAGGATTCGCTGAAGAAGAGAGCGGTATTCCTCTAATCGCTGCTGGACTACAAAGCCCAGAACTTGGAGACACGGCCACAGGTCAGCTGATGATGCGCCACGCATCAACAACACTTCTGGATTTCATGTCCGAAGAATGGGACGACAATATCACAGCTCCATTGATCGAAGCATTCTATGCGTGGAATATGCAGAACAATAATAAGCCTGAGATTAAAGGCTTATTTGTAGTAGATGTTAGAACTTCTACAGAATATAAGAACAAGCAACTGCATATCAGAGACCTAGAAAAGCTATCTGTGGAATCTGCACAAAACGAAGAGCTTGCAAAAAGAATAGATCAAGGTGCCTTGGCACGAGCCCGTCTGGCCATGATGAATCTTCCTTCTAGAGATATCATCAAGACGGAAGAACAGGTACGAGCTGAAGATGAACAAAGAGCTGCTAATCAGCAGCCACCTCCTGAAATCCTGAAACTGCAATTGGATGCACGCCGTCTGGATATCGAAGAGATGAGGCTTGAGTTCGAGACCCAGCAGCAGCAACAGCGCGAAGCTTGGGAGCACGAAGAAAAGATGGCTGCGGCACACGCCAGATTTGTTGAATCTCAGGCTCGTGTGACGGTAAGCCAGAACGAAAAGGAAACAGAGATGCTGAAGCTGGCGCAGAGAAGTGAAGAAGCGGCCGCAAGACTCCTGTCTCAAGAAAAGATTGCCAAGGAAAACAACCAGACTCGTGCTTTCATGAAGGGTCTGGAACAACAGACTAAAGCAAGAGACCAAGAGTTGTATCAAACCGAATTACAACTTAAGGCTGTCACAGGGGAAGGAGTGTAATGTTCACCCCTGACCTTACACAGTTGGATGTTAACACTCCAACATGGAAACTACTCAAGGCTTGGCTTGAGAAAAAGAAGGAAACCAAGATAGGACTCTTAATTGGGTCCAAAGACCATGATGAGTCTAATAGGCTCCGAGGGGCTCTGTCTATCATAGACGAACTCTTCGCAGCAGAGAAAGCCGCCATTCTAGCCGCCCAAAAAGGAAACCCATTAAATGACCCAAGTCTCTACTAAAGAAGACGAAAAGCTATTCACCCAGATTTCCAACGCAATCAGAGACAATAAGTTCGAAGATTTGGATGAACTAACAGCATCCCCTCAAGAAGAAATAGAAGAAGAGGAAGAAACACCTGAGGAAGACACTCCCGCTGCTATGCCGGAGGAGACTCCAGAGGAAGAAACACCAGTAGAGACTGGTGATGATAATACTCCCGCTAAATCTGAAGAAGATGAGCCGGAGGAAGACGAGGATAAGAAGACTAAGGAATCTACAGAAGAGAAGGACTATCAGGCCAAGCTGAAGGAAGCACTTGAACTGATCGAAAAAGTGAAACAGGAAAATCACGCTCTCCGTTCTCAGGCTGGTAGAGTACCTCATCTTCAACGCCAAGTCCAACAGTTTGACAAGAAGCTAGAAGAGCTGAAGAAGCTAACTACTTCTCCTTCAAGTCGCCCTTCCGCAAAACTATCCGAGAAGATAAGCTCTCATCTCTCGGCCATCAAAGATGCTGACCCCATCCTAGCAGAAGCCTTAGAAAAAGTTCTGGCAGAAGCTACTGATGGTGTCGCTGAGGACTTACGTAATGCAGAGATTGAATCTCTCCAGATACAAAGACAAGCCGCAGCCGAAGAATACAGAAAGTCTGAAATCGACCGCCTGTTACAGATGTATCCAAATGCGCCAGAAGTTTTTAGGAGCGCTTCGTGGAAGGAATGGGAAGAGAACCAATCAGATCGTATGAAGTCTTTGGCCCGTTCTGATGATGCTGATGATGTAGCCTTTGCTTTTGAAAAGTATGCAGAGGACATGATTAAGAAGTATCCAGAACTGGCTGTAAAGGAGCCTGAAAAGAAGGCACCAGAAAAAGGCCAAGACGACAAAGCAAGAAAAATTGAAGCAGAGCGCCGGAGGAAAAAGGAATCGTCCGTAGTAGTGGGCAGTCCGTCAGCCTCAGGTCGTCAACCTAAGCCTGATAATGAAGAAGCTCTGTTTAGAGAATTCTCCGAGCAAATACGCAAGGAGTTAACAGGCAAATAAACTTGAAAGGATAAAGTATGTCTAGTTTTGGTATTACTACTTATGGCGATCTAAGCCCCCGCGTGGGTATGTTCGCCTCTGCGAACTTCCTTGAGCACGCTCAGCCCGTTCTGATGCTTGAGAAGTTTGCCCGTGTCGAAGACCTTCCAAAGAATAAGGGTCAGATCATCAAATGGCGTCGTCCGATTCCATTTGAAGTTAACACGAACGCTCTGGTTGAAGGTGTAACACCTGCTCCTGATCAGTTCATGTTCGAAGACCTGACTTCGGTCATCCAGCAGTACGGTGCTTGGAC